AACGCATTCCATTTCCAATGTAATTCTTTCTGAATCATATTTTCTTTCTTTACCCAATAGTTTAAAAGAGTTTGATCAGTACTCCATTTCCATGCGCCTAAACCATCTACAAATTTTTTAAATTCAGGTCTTTCAATAAATTGCTTTCCAGTCTGATCTTTTAAATATTTTTTAATATTTCTATCCAATAACATTAGACCCATATTATAAAAATGGCCACCAGCGTCATTCCATTTCCAATCAACATCTTTAAGATCGCTGTACTGCATTCTTGTATATCCAGCAAGCTTTTGTTTGTACCAAGGGAGAATAGGAGCAGATCTTTCCACAACACCACCAAAATCAGATTCAGGATCTAGTTCATCGAATATGTTAGGTGATCCTGGTCTTATCCAGATGTCTGCATCAATGATAGCAATTTGATCGTATTTATTCCAGTAATCAAAGGCATTTTCTTTTTCATATATTGGTAGAAATCCACCGTATTTTTCATATGACTCTTTACTACGATTTGTAGCAAATACGTCTGGTTTAATCATCATTTTTGGAATTGTTTGAACTATATAGTCAACACGATTTTGAGGTTTTTCAGTTTTATTAATTTCTTCAGCATATAATTTAACAGAGGCTGTACAGTGATCATACAGCCTCGATTTTTTACCAGTGTAAACTTGATATATCAACCTTTTCATAACAAAAATCCTTTTACTTTATTTTTTTGGTGCTGGTTTACTCGCTTTACCTTTTAATGCATCAGCGCCAAAGAATGCTGAAACTAAAACAGCAATAGATGCAAAATATGTTGGTGCAATATCAGCAATTAATCCTGCTGCTTCAGACAGCCCAAATGCAGAAGTTATAAAAATCCCAATTGGATATAATAACAATCCAAATAGAGCAAACCATGCCATTTTTCTAATAGCATCTCTTTGTGCGTCTGCGTCTTCCATTTCTTTCCTTTTAAATTCTAAATACATCGCCTGTTCTTCTTCAGAAACAGTACCATCACCGTTAGTATCCGCGGGATGAAAGCCCGCTTTCTTCAACTCTTCTTCGCTCATTATAGAACTCCTTTATTTTCTTCGCTATGTTTAATGCATCATTAAATCCATCACGAAGTGAATTTGACCTGTGGCCATTTTCAATAAACCATTCTATAGTATTTATATCAGAACCAGATACTTCCATATTGTAGCCTCTAGTAATCTCTTCAAACTCAAATCTTAATTGAATTATTCTTGTTAATCCTATAGGCATGTTAGTGTCCAAAAAGCTTTCGTTTTCTATATTCATCAATTGTATCCTCTAATAATTTAGTCCAGTTGTCTCTATGTTCTACGAACACACACGGTTTTTCATGATCAACGTCCATAATAATAACTATGTTTGGTATTGACATGCCCGTTCTTTCTTCCCACATGATTGCATATGCTGCACCTTGTGCGAAATAGTTTGTGATTCTTTCTTTCTTCTTAATGTATTTAGAAGTTTTAAAATCAATTATTGAGGGTACTCCATTGTACTCTGCGATGCAGTCGCACCGTCCTGCGAGTTTGAGGTGATGACTAAATAGTGGCACCTCGAGACCATATATTTTTCCAATATTGTTATCAAGTACAGGTTTGAGATTTGCGAGACTCTGCCTGATGTGTGGCAATTCTTGTGTTGTGTCTTCATTGCTTAAATACTTTTCTACAATACTGTGAACTTTTGTTCCACGTCTCGATGCTTTTCCGCTGATTATATCAGCCTGTTCGACTCCAACTCTTTCACGCCATGCTCTTATAGCATCTTCAGACAGTATACTTAAAACTGTTGTGATACTAGGATAAGACTTGCCATCAGGAGTACTGTAAGTTCTCCCAGTGTCGGTAGTTGTAGCGATAAGATCTTCATAGCCGATATCAATTTTTTCATGATTAAATCTCTTTGTCATATGTGATCATTTCTTTAGGTATATAATTTATATTAATAACGAATCTGTATTTAGTGTCTGAACTTGTTGTTCCGGAATGTAAATGATGAGAATCAAATTTAACTAATCTTCTTGCTTTACTATAAACTTTCGAATTATCTTTAAAATATGTATAACCATTATTATCGTTAACGTAATATACACACGTTTTTGCTTTATGTTCTGTGTCTACGTGAAAAGGAAATTCAAATATTTTATCAGTATATGTTGTACAATTAATTTTAACTTTTAACAAAATATCAATATCAAGTTTTTTTAAAATAGGTTCAATTAAAGAATAATAATTACTTTTATAAAGATCTTTATAAAAGTAAATCAAATGGAAAAGCTGATTATTTTGTAATTCATTTTCTATGTTTTTTGTTTTAACTTTATCTGCTAAAAACCAAGGGAAATGAATACCACTTAAAACTTTATCAATATGCTCATTAGTATAATCTGGAACAAAATCATCAATAATTTCATAATCTGGTTTTATCATATTTTATATATTTTTCTTACCATTATTATATTTAAATATTTCTTCAACTTGTTCTTTAGTAATGCAAAAGATTGCTTCTGGGTTTAATTCAAAATCATATGCTGCGCCAGCTTCCATTATTAATCTTTGTTCATATTTTCTTACATATAATTCACAAATTTGTTTATTATCAAAATTTGGTTCTTTAAATATGTATACAGGTCTGTCTATTGCTACGTTACTCATTATAAAAGATATTACTATAAAAAAATCCATATCTTCCTCCTATACTTTGATGGTATTACCTTTCCCAGAATTTTGTTTAATTCTTTGAAGATTGTCTTTCCATCCGTTATCTGTTTTTGATAGGAGACTTCCATGACCACCAATTACGCCTGGAAATTTAAGTACTTTTATGCAATTATGCTCTTTAAGATAAGCTTCTAATTCTTCTGAACTGCACTCAATATCGTATTCATCGCCTTCTTCTAAAGGCTTTACTGTATACTTAGGCACCTTGATATCCTTCCCACCAATCTGGTGCTGGTCTTCCCCAATCCCATTTAGCAAATGGTTTAGCTTTATGATAGTAGTTTCTGTAAGCTTGCACTGCATCACCTTGGACTATACAGTCAGGATAAGCAGACATTGCTTGAGCAAACTCAGTAAGACCAGCTTCTGGTATATTTATAGGCGGTGCAGCTAGTACAACACCTAACTTTTCAAATGTAACGTGTTTTTTATTTCTACGAAATTCGAATTCTTTAGCAAGAGATACAAAATGATGATAATGCCAATTGTAATTGTCTTTACTTTCCATAGTCCATACAGTACATGGATGATGCTTATGTACAGCTGCATAATAAATATCATCGCGCATATCGCCAAACGAATAATAAGTTTGAATAGTTTTACCTGAACGAGATCTTCGTTTTTCTGGTTTGCCATCAAGAAGTCTGTGTGCAGTACATAGCATTTGTGCAGATTCGATAATCATCTTAGGCACATGCTTATCGCACATCATCATGGCTGCTTTTTGTGGATCTTTATCCAATATAAAAATATTCATACTTTTCACCTTTTAAATAATATAATTGTATCATGTTTTTCGCGGTTTGTAAACAGTTATTTTTTTAATTGATTTGAAATTTATTCTCCAGTATTTTCATCAACTTGACTTTTTTTCTTATGAAATTTCTTTTTTTATCTATTTTTTCCATTCGATTAATCCTACCTCTTTTTTTAAATGTTAGTCCGTAGTGTTTTTCAAGTTGTTGTAGTACCATCTCTTTGCCTTTCAAAAAGGTTGCAGAGTTAGTCCTTAAGTAAATTTGGAAAGGCCTCCTCTACAACTGGTCTAGAAATTCCTGGAATTTTCTTTTTATTAATCATATTAATAACTAGTTTAGCATCTTCAGGGTGTACGCCTTCTAGTATTCCTATGAATATCTGTTCTCTTTTAAACTTAGGCATTTTATCGCCTTGTCCACCTTTTACAAAGTATTTAAATTGTGAATTTTGCCTTGTAAGATTAGTTGGATGATTATGTGCTGCAGATGCAACATATGGTGGTTCACCTTCAGGCAAATTCCATTCAATTGTTGTATCCATAGATCCTCTTATAATGTCCTTTAAAGCCCATGACTCATTTTCTTTGAGAACACGAACTTTATCATTTTTACTTCTTTGTTTAGACATTTCTTCTAAAACTTCAAAAACATATTGTTTCATTAAATAAACTCCTGTACACTTTCAATCAAATTATTACAACGCTTGGCCACTAAGTAATTAAGTACTTTACTTGTCTTAGGACCAGGATCTTGTTCATTATAAGTATTTATAATTTGTGTTTTAAGTTCAGATGGTGTTTCGCTTAGATCAATTAATTTTTTATTACGACAATAATTTCTATACCAAGATGCTGCATAAAGTAATTCACCTTCATTCACATCTTCAATAAGTGCATCAACTTTTTTCTGTGTCATAGGTGTTTGTCTAAACCCTTCAACAAATACATTATCGTCAGATAATATGTTTGGTACACCATCACCTTTATCACCACGTATGATATGATTTTGTAGAAATAATCTTGGATTAGCTTCTATCATTTCTTTTTTCTTTAATGGTGAAAATTGTTTAACATTTGGAAATCTTTGTAATTGTAAAAAGTCACGATCAGAAGATACAATCATAATCTTTTCTGGATTAAATTCTACTTCTGATTTCATAGTAACTAATGTACCTATAATATCATCAGCTTCACAGCCATCGATTCGAATAACTTTATACGGAAGATTTTCTAGTATCTCTTCTCTTACAAGATTTAATATTCTAAATGCTTCATTCCAATCAAATGAAGATTCTTCTCTACCTTTTTTACGACTAGCTTTGTACTGTGGAAAAGCTTTTCTACGCCAATTGTTTCCAGCATCTACAGCAAGAACCATTTCACCATATTCTTCTTTGTATCTTTTGCGATACATGCGTAAAGAATTTAATATCATATGGCGAATAAGTTGTTCATCATTAGTTTTATTAATAATAATACTAGCTAATGCTATGCCACTATAGTCGACAATAATCATGAATATCTCCTATACACATA